GTTTTTGCTTGATGATCCAAGTATGACAAAAGCTGAAGTTAAAACACTTTTATCAAAAGGTAGCCTTGGGCCATACTTTGGTGGTGTTTCTTTTGATGAAGGTACTATTGCAGAAGCTCAAATCAGAACATCTTTTGAATCGGACGAAATGAAAAATGTTGGTGGTGACAAAGCTGCTAAGAAGCTGAAGATTAAAATCTCGTTTAAAAAAGGTAAAGGCGATGGTATGATGGGTTCAGATGCTGGTATATTTACTGGTGATGAAAAGAACCTAGTTAAGTATTTCCAAGACTTTATGGGATTTGAAGGTAAAACTTTTAAAGAGCTGCAAAAAGAATATAGCTAAAATTATCTAGTATAGATATTATATGATGAAAATATTTGATAAACTGACAAGTAGGAACTTTGAGCTCTTCGCCTCACACCATTACAATAATCCGGAATGTATTGAGGTCGAAGAGTTTAAAGAAGATTTAACTAGGTTTAAGTATCTTAAAAGATTACTTAGACGTTATGAACAATCTGGTGATTTACAGGAAAGGCTTATACTAAATCACATTATAGTATTATATAATGTGTTTGGTATTTCTGCCGCCGATAAAATGATGTGGTTTAAAGTTGAACCAGAGCATTACTCGGTACTGAAAACATTTTTAGTGTTCTTAAATTATATAGAAGAAGACTATAAGGTAGAAATACCTTTAGACAAAAACGTAATCGAAAGATTAAGGAAATTTTAATGGGGATAATCTCAAGAACTGGTGACTTATTCTATGCCTTTAGGTTTCTAAAGTTATTAGTTACATCATGGGAAAATATGGAAGCTTATAGATTAGGTATTATCGATAATAACGGTAAAATACTTAAGAAAAAAGCAGACAGAAAAACGCCTCAAGAAAAGTCAGCGTATACTATTTTTCACAGATTAGTATTTAACATTAAAAGATTACTTAATAAAGTTCCAGGATCACTTGGAACCAAACTAGCAACATATGCTTCTGCATTGTTCCTGGTAAAAGAAGAAACTGGTCTAGACGATGATCAGTTACAAAAAGTTTTAAACGATATATTTGGAGACTTTGATGGATCCATTGATATATCAGAAAGTGCATCTTGGTTTGATAAAAATAACCAACTTGCTCCTGGTGAATACATATTAGTACAAGAAATTGCCTCACCAAACACCGCTGAAATAATAGCAAATATAAATACAAAGGTAAACGTTTCAGAATTTACAGAACCTACTGGTTCTATTTTTGGTTTAAACGTCTATCAGGTTGAACACGTTTTAACTAAACAACAAATACTCATTACGAGTGCGGATATAAAAAGATGAAAACATTTAGAGACGTATGGGAAGACGCAGCAGCCAACTCTGTTGGGGGCGGTGGTGTAAACATGCCATCAGACGCAGTTCACGACAAGAAAAAGAAAAAGAAAGATATTTATGACGGCCGAACCAAAGCCGGCCGTAGATTTGTCGAAAGGATTTTAACTAGAAGAAAAGCTGCTGAGTCCAAAAAAGAAGTTAAAGAAAATGTAAACTCTGATGTAAAAAAGATTATGCCTTCTCTTGAAAAAGCTCTTAAGAAAGACAGACCTAAAAGTCTAAGAGATATTGAAAGGTTCTTTGATTACGGTGGCGGCGATATCGTCTTTGATAAAATAAAAAATGTAGATGCTGCAAATATGGCGATGCATCAAGCTAAAGAAATACTTATTAAAAAGTATAAGATAAAGGATTAGACATGAAAACATTCGAGCAATTAAAAGAAGAACTGTCTAAGTATGATTTTAGATACTGGAGAGGAACTGAACTCGAGCTTAAAAACCGAGCATACGGACGTGACGTAGAAGCTGCATTTAAAAAAGCTGGATACGATGTATCAGGCCGTGATGTTAATGTGTCAGGAACCACAGTAAAGTTTAATAATATGAGCAAGCATTGGGGAACAGACGAGAAGAAACTCAAAGCGGCTATCAAAAAAGTATTAGGAATCGACGTCGATAAACTATAAGGGAAACACCATGAAAGATTTTAAAGATTTTAGACCATCAAAAGAAGTTAAAGAAGACTATCGCGACATCATGAGGTTACACGACGATGATCCTGAATGGGTAAAAATAGTAAAAAAACACAAGCGAGCATTTGATGCTGTCCGCAAGGGCAAAAAACTCCCTTTAAAGGTTGAAGATGAAATTCTCATATGGGCGGATCTTCGCGGTAGTGACAAAGACGACAAGAGGTTTATTGACAACCTTATATCTGTTTTAAAAGAAGGAACTACACCATTAAAAGAAGCTGATTCGTTTGATAAGTCTAAAGACAAAAACGTAGATCAAATACTTAAAAAAGCAGCAAGTCTTAAAGGACATCTGGCTAACCTAGAAAAGCTTGATAAGAAAGGCGAAGGAGCTGGCGAACTATCTAAAGATCTTAAAAAAGTACAAAAGGCATACGCTGATTTTAATTACGCAATGAGTCAATTAGAAAACAGACTAGCATACTAATATGAATAAAGTGAAGAAACTATTGATTGGCATAAAAAATGCATTACGCAGATTTTGGATATGGATTAAATCATGGTTTCAAACCTTCCATACAGTTACGGTATCTTATAATGCTGTATATGGCGACGGAGACGACCAAGTCTTTAAAAACGTCCCAAAAATAATAACTGAGAAAGAGAAAATTTTAGTCTTCATAGATGAAGAAGGCCGAAGAGTGAAGTTCGCGGGCGCGGATGGATTGAACTATAAGATAGAGGAACAAGATTAATGAATCAATTATTGATAGGAATAATATTGATACTAGGCCTAGGTGGTTACTGGTTACACCAGGAAAACCAAACACTAGTATCTAATAATGCAGCACTTGAAAGTGCGGTAGCTGAACAACAAGCTGCTTTCGAGGCGATGAAAGAATCCTTTGAAAAACAAGGACAGGCTTTACTTAATATGGGTAGAGTAAACGCAGCGATTGAAGCTGAAAAGGCGGAATATTTATCGATATTCGCAAGACACAATTTAGATATGCTGGCAATTAAAAAGCCAGGACTGATGGAAAGTAGATTTAATAAAGGCAGTCAAGACGTGATGGAGGGATTAGAAGATGATACTAAGAAATTATACAGTATTACCGATACTACTAGCACTAACTAGTGGTTGTTCTTTACTAGGAACTAAGGAAATAGAGATTATCTCTAAGCCGGTTGAAATAGAAATTATGCAACCAGATCTTCCAAGGCCTGTGGACTTAACTGCTCCTAATTGGTATGTTGTATCCGAAGCAAAGATTGCTAACCCTTGCGCAAAGCAGATGAAACTAAATGAGAAGGGTGAACACATTGTAAAAGACGATGGCACTCATGAGACATTTAGACCTAAAGCATGCGCTAAAGAAGATACAGAGAATCCTGAATGGCCTATTGGTTATACCTATTTAGATAGGTTCATGGATGAGATGAAAGAACAAAATAACGGAGAGATTGTTTTCGTTGCCACAACTATAGGTGATTATAAAGTAATGGCAGAAGATATGCAAGAACTAAAAAGGTATATCAAGCAATTAGGAGAAGTAGTAATATACTATAGAAATGTAACAATAAAAGATAAGCCTGCAGTAGGTGCAGCAATTGAGGTGAAAAAAGATGGCGACAAGTAGAATGAAAGAAACAATGACTGTATGGGAGAGGGCACAAGTAGCTGCCAAACTTTCGGCTATCGCATATATGAATCCAAAACCAGCAGATACCGCATGTAAAAAACTAGGGTTTGCTTCAGGTAAAATTATTAGTAGGGATGGTGCAGAAGTACTCATTGCAAAAGATAGAAATGATCTATGGTTTGCTTTTAGAGGAACCGAACCTTCCAAGCTGAATGACGTACTTGCAGATTTAAAGGTTGTTAAAAATACAGCCAAAGCAGGTGGTAAAGTCCACGGCGGTTTCCAACAAGAAGTAGATGATGTCTGGATGGACATTGTAAAAGAACTAGAACATAATGACCAACTAAAGGTTCGCAAAGATGTATATTTCACTGGGCATAGTCTCGGTGCTGCGATGGCTACAATTAGTGCCACGCGATATCCGCCTACTGAGCTCTTCACATTTGGATCTCCAAGAGTTGGTGGAAAACACTTCATCAAAAATATCAAATGCGATCACTACAGATTTATGAATAACAATGATATCGTATGTAGAATCCCACCAGCTTGGTTAGGATTTAGACATCACGGTACTATGATTTACTTTGACAGATTTGGTTTAAAGGCACTTAAGCCTACATGGGCTGATACATTTTATGGTATCGTTAACTCATGGAAAAGATTTAAATTCTTTGATGGAGTTGTAGATCACGGTATGCCAAATTATGTTCAAGCGTTAAAGACCCTATCTAAGGAGAAGTAATGTGAATTGGCTAATAATCCTCGCGCTTAAATCGATTTTATCTTCGATCATTGGTAGTTCATTCTACAAATGGTTTGAAGGTACTACTGTGGGTATCTGGTTTCAAAAGAAAGTAGATACGTTTATGCAATATCTTGCTGTAAAGTACGATTTAGAGTTAGCCAAAAAAGATGCTAAATTTAGAAAGCAATATCCTATTGTTGCCGAAAGAATTGATATACTAGAAAGCATGGCACATAATAAGTGTGGATTAGAAGGCTTTGATGGATATGAAGATCTTATAGATAGAATAGATGCTATGGAAGAAGATGTAAATACTCTATTCGAAGTCCATGCACGACAAATTGCAAAACACTTAAGCAAAACGAAATAAGCTAAAATAAACGTTTACAAACCTTGAGTTTTGTGTTATAATATATACATTATTAATTAATTAACTGACTATGAATGACGGACAACCACTTATGACGATGCACGTAACCAAACGCAATGGTACATCACAAGACTTTGACTTAGAAAAAGTACACAAGGTTTTAGAATGGGCCACGGAAAATATTTCCGGTGTTTCTATTTCTGAAATAGAAATAAAAGCGAATATCCAACTGTACGACAAAATCCCCGCTTATGATATTCATGAGCTACTTATAAAATCTGCTGCTGAGTTGATCTCAGATCATACTCCGAATTATCAATTCGTTGCGGCTAGATTAGTATCCTATAAGCTTCGTAAAGAAGTCTATGGTCAATATACCCCACATTCATTAGTTGAAGTTGTTATCGATAATATAGATCGCGACGTGTATGATCCGGCTATTATGCAAGATTACACCCGCGAAGAATTATTAGAGCTCGATGCTTATATTAAGCATGAAAGAGACGATTCATTTACTTATGCAGGTATGGAACAGTTCAGGGGTAAATATTTGGTTCAAGACCGAAGAACCAAACAGCATTACGAAACCCCGCAAATATTGTATATGATGATTTCAGCTACATTGTTTGCTAAATACTCTGAAAAAATTAGGATGAAATATGTCAAAGATTATTATGATGCTATCTCGCAATTCTATATATCGCTACCTACGCCAATCATGGCTGGTGTGCGCACACCAACCCGTCAGTTTTCAAGTTGTGTGCTTATCGAATCTGGCGATAGTCTCGATTCTATTAATGCTACTGCCACTTCAATAGTAAAATATATATCTAAGAAAGCTGGTATTGGTATTGGCGCAGGCTCTATAAGAGCCGAAGGTTCTAAAGTCGGTGATGGTTCAGTAGTTCATACTGGACTTATTCCATTCCTTAAATACTTCCAGGCTGCAGTAAAATCTTGTAGTCAGGGTGGTGTTCGTGGAGGAGCCGCTACTGTTTATCTACCTATGTGGCATTACGAATTCGAAGATCTTGTAGTACTTAAAAACAATAAAGGTATCGAAGAAAATCGTGTAAGGCATATGGATTATGCATTCCAAGTTAACAAACTGATGTATGAAAGATTACTTAGTGGTGGCAACATAACCTTCTTTGATCCAAATGATGTTCCTGGTTTATACGAAGCATTCTTTGACGATCAAGCAAAGTTTAAAGAACTATATGAGAAATATGAAAAAGCTCGTTCTGTTCGTAAAAAGACATTGCCTGCAACTGAAGTATTTTCAACATTAATACAGCAAAGAAAAGATACCGGTAGAATCTATATAATGAATGTAGATCATGCAAATGAGCATGGATCATTTGATCCTAAACTTGCTCCTATTCGTATGAGTAACCTGTGTTGCGAAATAGATTTACCTACAAGTCCACTATCAGATAATCCAGAAGATGGAGAGATTTCGCTATGTACTTTATCAGCAATCAATTGGGGCCTTATCAATCATCCCAATGAGTTCGAAAAGTATTGTGATCTTGCAGTCCGAGCTCTTGACGAGTTACTTGATTATCAATCATATCCAGTATTAGCAGCAGAAAAAGGAACTATGAATCGTAGACCGCTAGGTATTGGTATTATCAACCTAGCATACTTCTTGGCAAAACGTGGACTTAAATACGATGAAGGTGCATTTGAAACCGTAGATGAATACGCGGAAGCATGGTCATATTATCTAATTAAGGCATCTCAACAATTAGCTGAAGAAAAAGGTGAAATAAAGTTAAAAAATCACACAAAATATGCCGGTGGAGTTCTCCCAATTGATACATATAAAAGAGAGCTAGATAATTTAATAGAGCATAAAGAAAGACTACCGTGGAACGAGCTTAGAGAAAAGCTCAAAGAAACGGGACCTCGCAACTCTACTCTAATGGCACTTATGCCAGCTGAAACAAGCGCTCAAATATCTAATAGTACGAATGGTATTGAACCACCCCGTGCATTAGTTAGTTACAAACAGAGTAAGGATGGAGTCATGGCCCAGGTAGTTCCTGGTTACCACCATCTCAAAAATAAGTATGACTTATTGTGGGATCAAAAGTCTCCTGATGGTTATCTTAAGATCTGTGCTATACTTCAAAAATATATAGATCAAGGTATTAGTGTAAATACCTCCTATAATCCAGAGCATTTTGAAGATCATAAGATCCCAATGTCAGTTATGTTAACTGATTTAGTAACAGCGTACAAATACGGGTTAAAGCAGCTTTATTACTTCAACACTTTTGATGGTGCTGGCGAAATGACTGACGGCGAGACACATCATGCGTATGACGGAGAAGCTGAAACTCCATACGAAGATGATGAAGACTGCGAAAGCTGTAAGATTTGAAAAAGGAACGTATACCTCTAAAAGGCGGGTCAGAGTATGATGCTCTAACACCTGCTCGTAAATGGTATAAGTATTTAACTAGTCCTGGAGTTACCAAGAGTATAAAGCAGGGCTACAACAAACGATTTAGAAAAAAAGGAAAGATAGATAATGGCAGTATTGAAGAAGAATAAAAAGTCTCACTTAACAAAAAAAATGTTCCTTGACGAGGCGGTTGATATTCAAAGATATGATGAAGTAAAATATCCACAGATAGACAAAATTACCGATAAGCAATTAGGTTTCTTTTGGAGACCTGAAGAAATCGACGTATCTAAAGACAAAAAAGATTTCAACGCTCTTACTGAAAACGAGCAACATATTTTCACGAGCAATTTAAAAAGACAAATAGTACTTGATAGTGTTCAAGGCCGAGCACCGAACCTGGCATTCTTACCTATTGTGTCATTACCTGAAGTTGAAAACTGGATTGAAACCTGGTCGTTCTCAGAAACAATCCATAGTAGATCATACACGCATATCATTCGCAATGTGTATCCGGATCCATCTATGGTATTTGATGACTTACTAAATCAAAAACAAATCATGGACTGTGGTAAATCAATCGCAAAGTATTACGACGATTTAATTACGTGTAACGCTGGACCTACAAATACAATGGATCACAAAAGAGCTATATGGATGGCAATGATGAGTGCCAATGCTCTTGAAGGTGTTAGGTTCTATGTATCATTTGCTTGTTCCTGGGCTTTTGCCGAATTAAAAAAGATGGAAGGTAACGCAAAGATTATTAAACTCATCGCACGTGATGAAAACCTTCACCTAGCTTCTACTACAGTTATGCTAAAGCTTCTTAAGAAAGAAGATAAAGACTTTGCTAAAATTGCCAAAGAGATGGAAGGCGACTGCATTAAGCTTTATGAAGAAGTTATTGATCAAGAAAAATCCTGGGCAAAATACCTATTTAAAAATGGTTCAATGATTGGACTCAATGAAAAGATATTAGCAGATTATATTGAATGGATCGGTTGTAAAAGAATGAGAGCGATTGGATTACCATGTCCTTATGTGGTTCCACAAGCAAATCCATTACCATGGACTCAAAAATGGATCGGTGGTGGTGATGTCCAAGTTGCACCCCAAGAAACAGAAATTACTTCGTATGTAACAGGTGGAGTAAAGCAGGATATTGATGGAGATGCATTATCCGGATTAAGTTTATGAAGAAAGTATTACAAGTAGTAAACTTGTCACCTAGCGAAGATTTAATAGAAAAATTAACAGAAATACACCCAATGCGACAGATATTTTGGGCATCTATAGTTCAAGTATCAGTATTTGGATTTATGCTTTTAGCATTTTGGGCAATCAATGGAGTAGTGAATTGAAAATAGAAATTTGGGGAAAGCCGCAATGTCCATACTGTGACATGGCAAAGCAATTAGTTGAACACAGAGAATTAAGATACACATATAGACAGCTTGGAATCGATTTTAATAGAGATCAGATGCTAGAAACTTTTCCACAAGCACGGACGTTTCCACAAGTTACTGTTGACGGAGTAAAAATTGGTGGATACGATAAACTAAAATCAATGATGGAACACATATGAAACGATCAATAGTAAATTGCGAATATTGTCATAACAGAACTATAATAGGTCATGACGAAGACGAGCTCGTTTTATTCTGTCCACATTGCGGTGAAGAACAGGATGAAGCTCTAGAAGAACTAGACTTTAACGAGTAATATGACATGGCATTATCAAGGCATCGCATGGCAACCGCCAGAACAATTTCTTCCAGAAGACGTGTACGGTTTTGTCTATATGATAACCAACCGTGGCTCAGGAAAGAAATACGTTGGCAAGAAATTTTTTTGGAGCCAAAAAACATTACCGGTAACAAAGACGAGAAAGCGTCGTAAAAAGTTATTAGTAGAATCTGATTGGAAAGACTATTGGGGTTCCAATAAACATTTAGTAGAAGATGTGAACACTATGGGGGAAGAATGTTTTTATAGAGAAATTCTTTATTTGTGTAAAACTAAATCTGAATGTGCTTATATGGAAACTAAAGAACAGTTTGATAGAGAGGTATTATTAACAGATGATTATTATAATGGTATTATCAATTGCAGAATTGGTGGGAATGCAGTTAAAAACTTTTCAAAATAAGTGTGTACATTGCATTAGAAGCGTGTTATAATATACACTATGAAAGACAATATTATACAATTTCCAATTAAGGAACGTCAGCGACAGATTGCTGATGAGGAAGATGATATTTTAAGTGAGTACGAAGAATTCACTGATGAATGTCGTGATACCGCACAATTGGTATATTTAATGATTGAAGAATTACTGCTTAATGAAAGCAGTCACTTCGATGATATAGATTTTAGAGATAACAACTTTCCTGAAGCAAAGGATATGTTTGTGATTATAAATCTAATATCGTCGATGCTAATGAGATACGGAGGAGTTAGTCATTTTCTACATGATTACTTTGACGTTATACATGAACAAATAATGGAAACTAAAGAATGATTTTACTTGATTATAGCCAGATCGCACTATCGAATATCATAGTGCAAAAACTAAATGATGAAAATATGATACGTCACATGATACTTAATAGTATACGCATGTACAATAAAAAGTATCGTAACGAATATGGACAGATGGTAATATGTGTTGATGGAATGAATACTTGGAGAAAAGAGTATTTCCCATTATACAAAGCACATCGTAAAAAGAATAGAGCTGAATCGGGCCAAGACTGGAACGAGATCTTTAGGATTTTAAATTTGATTAGAGAAGAGATTAGCCAAAACCTACCGTACAAAGTTATTCATTTAGAAGGTTGTGAAGCCGACGACGTGATTGGCACACTCGCAATGCAAACTCAAGAATTTGGTCAGCACGAACCAGTCATGATCATATCTTCGGATAAAGATTTTATCCAACTCCACAAATACAACAACGTAAAACAATATTCACCTATTCAAAAGAAAATGGTCACTGACAGCAATCCTAGAACGTATTGCTTTGAACATATATGTCGTGGTGATAAAGGTGATGGTATACCGAACGTATTATCTCCAGACAATGCTATCATGGACGAGATACGTCAGACTCCAATGACTAAGAAAAAAATACAATACTGGGCTGAAAACTCTGATAATCTAAAAGATGTTATGACGCACGATGAATATAGAAACTATCAAAGAAATACTACTCTGATTGATCTAGCTAAAATCCCAGAAACTATTCAGGAAAATGTTATAAATACTTTTAACGGACAAAAAGTCCCAATGAAAATGAAAGTATTAAACTATTTAATTAAAAAAAGATGCAATCTATTGATTGAAAGTGTGGAGGAATTTTATAATGGATAAACCATTAATATCAGAAATATTAGCAGCAGCTAACAAACTAGGATCCAAAGGAAAAAGGGTCGCTTATTTGCAGGAGCACGATTGTACTGCTCTTAAAGACATATTACGTATAGGATTTGATGAAGTAATTCAACTATCTTTACCGGAAGGAGATCCTCCTTTTAAAAAGTTTAACGTTGAAGGCAAATCAAAGGCTCGAGAACTTAGGTTTGAATATCCAAAATTCAGAAACTTTGTTAAAGCAGCTTCGCCAAATCTAAACCAATTTAAAAGAGAAACGAAATTCGTAGAGTTGCTCGAATCAATTCACCCGGATGATGCACAACTTTTTTGTGATGCCAAAGATAAAAATCTTAAATACAAATATATTACTAAGACATTAATCAAAGACGCATTTCCAAATTTAATACAGAAATAGGAGACATATAACGATACAATCTATATCATGATAGTTTTTCAATTAACTTTAACCTGGAGATTGCTTATGAGTTATATTCAAATTGAACGCCTCAAACGTGACAGAAATGAGGCACTATACTATCAACGAAAATTAATTAAGAAAGGAAAAGATGTGTTAGCGTACAAGATGGAAAAAAAGATCGCGCATTTAAATCATTTCCTGGATGATATGGAGGCAATAAGCAAGGCACAATAAAAGTAACCCCTCAGTGAAAAAAACTTCATTGAGGGGTTTACATTTGATTGGAATTGTGTTATAATATACATTATGAATATATTTATTTTAGACAATGACCCGATACAAGCAGCTCAATTACAATGCGACAAACATGTCGTAAAAATGATTGTAGAATCTGCTCAAATGCTATCTACTGTTCATAGAATGGTTGATGGTATTATGGAACGTAGACCTTCTAAATCAGGATCTATGTTACAGTATTTTAAGCTAGACGATGATCGAGAAGACATTCTTTATAAGGCATGTCACTATAATCATCCTTCTACAGTATGGACCCGTGAATGTTGTAAAAACTATGACTGGCATTATCGTCATTTCGTAGCACTATGTGAAGAATACACATACAGATATGGAAAGACACATGCAACTGATTTAAAGCTACGTAGCATTCTACGCAATCCTCCACACGGAATTACGCGTACCGATAATAAAACTCCATTTAAATTAGCAATGAGTTCAAATCCAGAATGTATATTCGAAGATGCTGTTAAGTCTTACAGAGCTTTCTATCGCACAAAACAAGAGAGGTTCAAAATGGTTTGGACCAAAAGACAACAACCGGAGTGGTTTTATGCCCTTATATGATTTTAAAGATCTTACTTCTGGCGAAGTATATACTAAGATGATGTCCATAGCTGATATGGAAGAATATGTTAAAGACAAAAATATTCAGCAAGTTATTTCTGCGCCTATGGTTATTGGAGAAATATCCGGATCTGTCGGCCGCAAAGCTGGAGACGGATGGAAAGAAGTACAATCAAGAATTAAAAGTGGTTTACCACCAGCACTAAAAGGGAATATTGATATAAAATGAATAAGAAACCATCACGCTTGAGACTAGAGCACCTAAATAAATTAGAACCTCTTACGCAAAATCAAAACCTTGCATTTACTGCATTTGCTAATGGCAGTCACATGTGCCTAGATGGTTCTGCAGGTACTGGTAAAACCTTCATATCTTTATATCTAGCTTTAGAAGCTGTGTTAAAGAAAGAATATGAAAAAGTTATTATTGTACGTTCTGCAGTTCCTACTAGAGATATGGGATTTCTTCCTGGCACTCAAGAAGAAAAAGAAGACGCTTACACTGCTCCATATAAAGCAATCGTTAATGATCTATTTGCTGATACAGATGGATGGAGTAAGATGGTTTCATCAAGGCAAATTGAATTTCTTACTACTTCTTTTATTAGAGGATTGACTATTAAGAACGCAGTTGTTATAGTTGATGAATCACAGAACTGTAACTATCACGAGCTTTGCTCTGTTATAACAAGGTTAGGTGAAGATTGTAGATTTATTATGTCTGGTGATTATTACCAATCAGACTTTACACGCGCCGGAGATAAAGACGGCATTAAAGATTTTATACAAATTATTAAACACATGAAATATTTTGAGCACATCGAATTTAAATGGGAAGACATTGTTCGAAGTGGTTTTGTGAGAGATTTTATTATGACGAAGGAATTATACGAAAATGGGAAACTTTAAACATGAACCAATTGACCTCGGTTATACTGACATGGTGGCAAACACTACTAGTACTGGCAGAAAATATGCCGCCCCTAATGGTGTTAGGTATCCTTCTATTACAACAGTACTTTCGATCCTAAGCGAAGAAGCAATTCAAAGATGGCGAGCAAGAGTTGGTGATGAAGAAGCCAACCGAATATCGCATAGAGCATCAACGCGGGGTACGGCAGTTCACGAAGTATTAGAAAGATATGTCGATAACGAAGAGGATTATTTTCTAGACGCAAATCTAGTTGTTAAATCTAATTTTATGGAAGTAAAAGATATAATTGATTATAACCTTTCTAAAGTGTATGCTCAAGAAGCACCGCTTTATTCAGAGCACTTAGGTGTTGCCGGTCGAGTAGATTGTGTTGGTGTATGGAATGGCAAAAATTCTATTATAGATTACAAAACCTCAGCGAAACCTAAAAAGAAATCGTATTGCGAAGGGTATTTTACACAAGAAACTGCATACGCGATTATGTGGGAAGAAAGAACAGGTATGCCTATTACACAATTGGTAACCTTAATCGCAGGAGATCAGGGAGCTCAAGTTTTTATTGAGCATCGTGATAACTGGACTGAAAAGCTATTAAGTACTATAGCTGAATATAAACGAAGAAAATTATTTGGGAGATAATATATGTTAAGTGTAGGAGAACAGTTTCCGCCATTTGTTTTAAATGGTGTAAACGAAGAAAATGAATTTGTGCAAGTAAGTGTTGATGAACCTTACATGCCATTAAAAAAAGACTGGAGTGTGATTTACTTTTATCCAAAAGATTTTACATTCATATGTCCAACGGAAATTGCTGGTATGGATATGCTAGTAGATGAAGCTAATGTGATTGGTATTAGTGGTGATAATGAATTCTGTAAGTTGGCTTGGAAAAAAGATAATGAGATGATTGGTAATATCAGACATTCTTTAGCGGCTGACTGCGGATTAGGATTATCTCACGAGCTAGGCATTGTCGATGACGAAAACGGAGTTTGCTATAGAGCAACATTTATCATTGATAAAAATAGAGTAATTCAACATGCATCAATTAATGCATTAGATACTGGTAGAAATGCTAATGAAGTGTTAAGAACATTGCAGGCATTACAAGCTGGTGGTCTTACTGGTTGTCAATGGAATCCAGGAGAGGAGTTCGTAGCATGAAAAATTTAAGAGATAGAATGATAGAAGTATCAATGAAGTATATGGAAGCTCAGGCTGAAAAGCATAAGTTGAATGCTGATATTATATTGAGCAACCACGTCTCAGTGGGTGAACACTCTGATCAAATGGAAACATTGGAAAAAGAGCTTCAACATATGGCAGAATATCACGATAAGCTTGAAATGTTAATAAAATATTTTAAATAAAGTGAAAATAAGTGTGTACATTCCTCGCAAAGTATGGTATAATATACTTATAAATGAGGAAAGAAATGAGTAAAAATATTATAAAAGGAAGACTTGTCGTCAATGAAGATGTACTAGTCGAAGTGCCATTGTACACTGAAAAGATGGTAGATTTAGCGGTCTCTAAAGAAGATGGAGCTTGGGATCAACTTTGTGAGTTGATTATTAGCCAAGGATTCATAGACTTGAGAGGTAATATTCACGTCGACCAGTTAGTGATTGACGGAAAGGAAAGAGTGTTTCATTGAGAGATAATATGAAAGAGAACATAATTTTAGTAGATTGTGATGGAGTTTTGTGTGATTGGGAATACTCATTTACACAGTGGATGAACCACAGAGGGTATCCTACAGAAGATGCCATGCAATATAATGTTGGCCAAAGATTTGCTATTTCGAAAGAACTAGGCAGTTCAATGGTTGCAGAATTTAATGAATCAGCGGTGATTGCATTTTTGCCACCTTTGAGAGATGCAGTTTATTACATGAAAAGACTTAATATGTTACATGGATATAAATTCCATTGCATAACGTCTTTAAGCGAAAATAAATATGCACAAAGATTAAGAACCCAAAACCTTGAATTATTGTTCGGTAAAGAAGTATGGGATGATTTCGTATACTTACCATGCGGAGCTGATAAAGACAAAGCTTTGAGCGAATACAAAGGAACAGGATGTTTCTGGGTAGAAGATAAGCCGGAAAATGCAGAGGTTGGAAAAGCTTTAGGGTTAGATTCAATATTAGTCGCTCATGATCATAATGCATATTATGATGGAGATATTCCAAGATATTGGAAGTGGAAAGATATATATAAATATATCACTGGAGAATTTTAAAATGCCCACAAAATTAAAACCTTCTGCTACAATAGTAGACAGAAAGACAAACAAAAAAACCGTAACTCATACGTATGCTAAGAGTACATCAATTGACGAAATGAGAAAGATGTATGAGTCAGGCGGTACTACACCTAAGTTAAAACAGAAAATCCGTAACGAATTTGTTCGTAGAGGTCAGACGATCTAAAGTGAATAAGCTCTGGACCATCTGGAAACACGCACTAGGATCTTTTGACGAAGAGGATGGTTATGACGTACAAAATGAAAACAGAATATCAGCGATAAGAACATTTATAGTTATGTCAAATTTGTTATGTGTTTATCTTATAATGTTTAACATAATAATAGGATGGATACAATGAAGAAATGGTGGAGAATCTGGGCCAAGAGTCTGGGTGAAAAAGTTGGTGAGACGGATAAACAAGCAAATACAATTGCGGGAATTAGAACCGTATGGTGGTTTACTCACATGACAACTTGTATTGCAATTATACTTAACGCTATAGCAAATCATGGTTGGGGCTTATTTGGCCTATGATCACAGTATCCGAGTCAGCAGAACTTCGATTAAGATCAGTAGTATTTCCTGAGAAAACCGTTGGTGTCAGAATGGGTGTTCGCTCAAGCGGGTGCAGCGGATTGGCATATGTATTAGAATTTTGTTATAAGGCAAATGACGACGATAATGTTGTTCTTTGCTGTGATGATACCGTATCAATATTTGTCGACGTCAAGAGTATGATACACTTGACCGGTACAAGATTAGAATACGTAAAAAAAGGATTAAATGAAGGCTTTGAGTTTGTAAACCCCAATGTAAGTGATGAATGTGGTTGTGGCGAAAGCTTTTATGTAAATAAATAAATATGAAAATAAATATAAATGTCGAAATAGACACAGAAAATCAAACAGATGTAGAAACAATTGAAGATTTAATAGAAATACTAAAACAAATAAAGGGTGAAAAAGATGACGATTAATTTTGGAAACACTTGGAGGCCATTGCCACCTACAGTTACCGTTAAAGAAAGCGACATCGACGGACTAGGCTTATTTGCAAAGACCAATATCCCTGCAGGAACAGATTTAGGAATCATAAGAATTTTATATCATGATTCTTGGATAAGAACTCCATTAGGGGGATTCCCCAATCATAGTGACACACCAAGTTGTGTTAATCACGAAGGAATTAACGATCATGGTGACAGATTCTTTACAATTGAAACATTGCGAGATCTAACACCTGGTGAAGAATTAACTCTTTCCTATCAAATGCCTGAGTACCACTCAGCGTCCTAAAATCTCAGTTTAGCTTCTTTACTTGTATAAATAACAGTAAAGGAGAGAATTATATGAGTGACCTATTAGACTTTGATTTCGGCTTTACTGCCGTCGATGAAAACGAACTTGAAGCTGTACAATCAGTTAAAACAGAAGCATCCGACGCTTCAGCAACTGCTCATGAATTAGAAGATAAGCTAAATAAGCTTTATAATTCTATACTACCTCTCTTAACAAATTTAAAGAAAAATCCTGAAAAGGAATATATCCTTTGGCCAAATAGAGTTGCCAAGATAGAACAATTTGAAGACATAATTACGGAGATTATCAAATGAATAGAGAAGAAACCACTGCTGCACAAGCAGAACTACTAGGAGATTACTAAATGCCATTACAAACTTCAGGTCAAATATCACTAAACGATATTCACGTTGAAGCAGGTGGAACTAGTGCTTCAGCTGCTGCTTTAAACGATGCAGACATCCGCGGATTGATTGGGAAAAGTGCCAATAGTTCTATGGCTTTTAACGAATGGTATGGTGCTTCTGCTACCGATAGAGTCTTTACTTTCACGGGCCAGACACACTCAGGGGTTAAGAGTACTACGCTCTATGGAGTACATAATAGTTCTCCGACTGTAGCTACAATGGCATCGGGATCCACTGACTGGAACAAGACTCTGACTATAACAGATATGAAGTTTAGGGGTATCTCAAGTACCTACATATTTCGGGCTACTCATGCGTCAGGCGTTGCTTCTAATACTACATGGTGGACTAAGCTTGTCTTAAGTAGGTATATGGTAGGAAGCATTACTTTAGAACGCAGCACGCTTCTAGGCTCAACTTATGCCGACGGGTTTATTTATCTCGAATGGCCTAATGAGGGCACAGGCTCAAATTTAGGAGCGGGCGCACATACATGTACTTTCTCATAGGAAAATTAAAATGAAAATATTATTAATAGCTTTACCTACAACACTAGATTATTTAGTTCCTTTACTTACTGACGAAGGACACACAGTGCAACTTATAACTGGGAATGAAGAGGTTACACTCACCGATAACGAAGGAAGCGATTATCAAGTTGCTGCCTGTGGATATTTACCAAGAGGCACTTCTGCAGAAATTAACTATGTGACAGGAATTATAGGAACTTTTGAACCTGACGTAGTTGTAAATGCAATTACTAATCTATTCCTCCCGTCATCTTCTGATTATACATATCTAGGTAATACAGAGGCCAGTGCACAACTCGAAACTCACAAATGGGCGGCAAGAACAAAGGCCGGAACACTAGGCTGGTTACTGCCTACACTGGCTCAAAGTGACATCACTTTAAGTCAAGTTGTACCAAATAGTGCTACTACTTATATAAAACCGACAGATAACACTAATGTCACCGGAACTATTAAAATTCCTGCAAATTCAGACATGGACAAAGAAGTCTGGCCTGAAATAGGGCCTGACTATAATTGTTTTGTGGAGCTTGGCGTTGACTATGCGGTTGAAGCGTGGTGCTTCTTTACAATGCGAGATGGTGAGTATTCTATCATTAGAACATTAGGATGCACAGGTTACGGAAATGAAAAATTACTAAGCAACCTAGGTAACAGTTGGAGAACTGGAATTACTTTAGTAGATTTAACAAGCGATCAAAGCACTGCGTTTTTATCAAAGTGTGAGGCTTGGCTAGACTACGCGAAAACTCTTGGAGGTTCTTATGAAGGAACTATCGGAGGAGCTATAACAGATACTAATGAAGTATACTGGTTCGAACAAAACTCGCGACCTGGAACAGAGAACATTGGAATGCTCCCTGGAACAGCTACTAACTGGTTGAATGGATTAACTACTGATTCCTCACTTTCAATCAATCAAATATCAGCAGGAACAATAAGAAGCGAAAAAGGCTTTGGATAATATATAAATAAATAACGGAGAGTAAATTATGTTTATGGGAAGAGAAATAGAAAATATTGACGTAGATCAATTAAGAGCAACATTAATAATCGATGAGGGTCAGATTAATGAAATTTATACAGACCATTTGGGCTACCCAACTTTCGGAATTGGACACTTGGTCCTTAAGACAGATCCGGAGTATGGGCAAGTTGTCGGAACAGCAGTTTCCGAAGAAAGAACAATCGAATGTTTTGAACAAGACGTCCAATCAGTACTCAGCGATTGTAGAATCTTACATCAAGGTTGGGAGGGATATCCTCAAGAAGTAAAACAGGTTGTAGCCAATATGATGTTTAATATGGGTAGAACAAGATTATCACAATTTAAAAATCACAATGCAGCTTTGCATAGTGGTGATTGGAAAAAAGCTGCTGTTGAAGGAAGAGATTCTAGATGGCATAAGCAAGTAACTAACCGAGCGGAAAGACTTATGTCGCGCTTAGAAAATATCTAATAGGAGATAAACAATGAAAATTAAATTAATGGCAGCTCAAGGAGATCTGACTTCTGCAACTGCATTAAATAACGCTACTTTAGTAAGAGTGTATAACAGTACTGCAGGTGACTTAGTCATGACACAAAAAACTGGATCAACAGTTATTGGAACAATGACAATTCCATCTAAAGCTATCGAGCTTATAAGCAAGATGCCATCTGATACACTTGAAGGCGGAGCAGGACTTAAAGCTGTTAGTATAGCAAAGTCTAGCTAATATATGACAGATATCTTTGGTCTTATAAGTGATGTAGGATTACCCATTGCTGGTGCTTTAGCATCCGGTTTTTTTATATTTACTATAATAAAACAAATGTTATCTGGAGTTGTAGAGCAAATAAACACTCTTAATATGTTTACTAAGAGTTTAGAAAATAGAGCGCGGACTATGAACAACGAAATTATCAAGATTGATATGTTAGTTTCTAGCGCGCTGGACTTAACACCGCCTATTGACAGGATAGCTAGGTCCGAAAACTTTGTGGAAGACGGTAAGATAGACGTCAGAAGAGATTGATATGGATGCTTTAAATCCGGCTATTTTAATAGCTGAATACGGTTTTACTACAGTTGCTATTGTAGGTTTAGCATATTTCGTATATTATGTTTGGAAGTTTATTAATGATGATTTAGATCCCAAGCTAGAAGAAATGCATATGGGACTTATAAGGTTAATAGACCAGGTTAGAATGCTTGATCAGGATATGATTAGGTTGCAAGAAAAAATTAAGGTTGTGTTGGAATATAGAGAGAGACAAACCTATTTAAATAATGAAGGAAAAAAAGATGAACATATTAGATAAAATAAACGAATTGAGCATTAAGACATTAGTGTGGTTTTCAATCGCATTTTGGCCAATATTCATATTGTTTATGTTATTCAGCCAAATAGTTGAAGGAGATGAACTTGTACATAAGTTCAAGAGTCCTTCTTTTAGTGGCATAGGCACTTCGTCGCATTACCTTACAATCGAGAACCAAGAGTTTTCTCGTAGAAAGGCTATTGCCGATGATATAGAAGCGGCTATATTAGCTGCTAAAAGAGACGCAGAAAATACTACAATGGCTAAATTCATGCGAAATTTAGAATCTAGGATTTATGCACAGTTATCAAAGCAGTTAGTAGATAGCCTGTTTTCGACATGTAGTGCAGAAGGTGCAGCAGCAGGAACATGCTCTGAATCTTCGTTTGGTAGTTTTGTTTTAGAAGGTAATGTGATTACATATCAAAGAACCTCATGCGATGCTTCTATATGGACCTGTACTCAAGGTGAAGAAGTTATAGTTATGACAATTGTTGCTGAAGACGGTTCAGAGACTACAATCGTTATTCCTGTGGGAGCTGGAACAGGATAATGAAATACATTGTAACTAGTATCTTCATATTGCTTTTATCTAGTTGCGCACAAATGGTGCCAATTGAAGGCCTCGATGCAACAGGTTGCATAAAAGGTTTAGTATGTGTAGATCAACCAACGATTAATAAGATTCCTACATATCAGGAACTTTACGATTTACCGGCCCCGGCAAAAATGCCAGTTGTTGCTGTATATAGCTTTAATGATTTAACTGGTCAAAGAAAACAAAAAGGAGACGTTGCGATGTTCTCCACAGCCGTTACTCAAGGTTCAGCGACGATGTTAATCGACGCATTGAAAACAGCAGGTAATGGTTCATGGTTTAGAGTTGTAGAAAGAGTGGGGTTAGATTCCTTAACTCGAGAACGTCAAATCGTTCGAACAACTAGAGAGCAATATGGCGAAGAAGATGATAGTGGTCTAGCACCATTATTATTCGCTGGAATTATTCTTGAGGGAGGTGTCATAGGATTTGATACTAACGTCGAGACGGGAGGTCGTGGTGCACGATATCTTGGAATTGGTGTGCAACAAGCATATCGCCGAGATGTTGTAACTATTTCCTTACGCGCGGTGAGTACTTTAACTGGAGAAATCCTATTAAATGTACAAGCGTCAAAAACTATCCTCAGTATTGCGGATGGCTATGATGTTTTTAAGTTCATTGATTTGTCAACCAAGCTTGTAGAAATAGAAGATGGTATGACAGAAAATGAATCAGTGACACGGTCGCTTAGAGCTACTATTGAGCTCGCTGTGTTAGAACTAATATACCAAGGCCACGATAAAGGCTATTGGGTAATAAAAGATGGACATCGCCACCCCCATGGATCTCATGGAAGAAACGATCTTCATCAAACAAAGGAATAAGAGGATGAAAAATTTTAATTATATATTATTCTTGCTTTTATTAAGTCCGGCGGTTGTGTTCGCAGGAGCCAATGATAACAAGATTTTGCTTGATCAATCTGGTGATACACTTAATTTAACTATTGACCAAATCGGTTATGGTAATAAATTATGTGGTTCTATTACTGGCGGTGATTGCGCATCTGATTGGATATTAACCGGTAACAACGTAACTATGGATATTGATATGATTGGTAACTTAAACCAAATCTTTGGTCCAACCCTTTTTGACTCTACTGATGTAGATTTAGCTATAACAGGCTCGTCAAACATATGGGATTGGAACGTAGGATATGGCGGTAGTGCTGATTCATCTGTTGTAGATGTTGCCATTGGCGGTAGCAGCAACACTTTTGATATTGATTGGGGATATGCAGCTTCAGCCGAAAGGTTGAACTTAGATCTCGATATCACTGGTGGAAGCAACGTATGGGATATTAATATTGACTCTGACGATGTAACATGGGACATTGATGTAATAGGAAGTTCGAATAACTTTGCTACTACTCAGTCTGATGGCGCGTATCAATCAATCACTATGGAGTGGATTGGTAGTTCAGGTGATATAGACGTATTGCAAACCTCAGGAACATGTGGTGGAAGCATCGCTAGTTGTTACGGAATAATAGATGCAGACTTTGATTCGGAAAATGCAGTTGTTAACATTAAGCAAACTGATACTGGCGACTAGTTTACTAGTTCCATCATTAGTTTTTGCTGATAAAGTTGGCGGAATAAGCGAACACAAGGGCAGCGGTGGAATTACTCGCCAGAATGGTGAAGTAGTGCTAACTGCTCTTGATGTTTCTATTCAACCGATGGATCATGTCGAAACGGCTAATGGTCGATTAAAAATCGATTTTTTAGATACGTCGGAGGTCAGGTTAACTGAAAATACTGAAATAACCATATATGACTATTACTATGATAAAGCTACTAACGATGGTGGTTTGAAAATGAAGATGGTAAGTGGAACTGCGCGTTTCACTACCGGACGCTTAGGTTTGATACCTAAGGAAAACATCGTTATTGATACTCCCACCGCAACTGTACAAGTTCGTGGGACCGATTTTACAACATCAATTGATGAACTTGGAAGGAGTTTAGTAATACTTCTACCAGAAACAGAATGTACTATTGATGGTGATTGTTCACCTTCAGGCGAGATTACAGTAATCAATGCCGGAGGAACAGTTACATTGACAGAAGCTTATCAAGCAACTATGGTGTCGAGCTACGACCAAAGACCAGCTCAACCCGTTCGACTTGATAACATTAATTTAAATATGATTGATAATATGTTTATTGTTAATCCACCAAGAGAGATAAATGAACAGAAAGAAGAGCAGTCACAAGCTAGAAGTAACGATGCTGGTGGTATCCTTGATTTTAATGAGCTTGATACGGACTATTTAGAAGGAGACTATTTAGCAGATGATGATCTAGAATTTACAGAACTAGATATGGATCTGCTTGACGTTGATTTCTTACAAGACGTGTTGGTAGCTATTGAAGAAGTAGATATTTTAAAACGAGGAACTAGGTCAGCACAAGGTAATAATGAATTTACCGGTACAAGCTTAGGATTTGATAAAGAAACACAATACAATAGTATTATAGATCAAGGTGCAGGACAAATATGGTTTTACAGAGATGTCAATGGTGTCATTTCTGCTAGAATACCTATAGGCTCAAACACTACATTGGAGAGTACAAATGAAGGCAAACGTAACGTTATTACTGTTGGTGATGGCCAGTCTGTCGTTATCATCATTAACCAAAGCGGGTGATAACAAGATAATCCTGGAAAATGTCCAGACCGGAGATAACTTTAATTTAAGCATTACTCAAGCAGGTAATGATAATACTATTGATTGTTATAACGTAAATTCGTGCGATATAGATGGTTCTAATGTTTCATTACACTTTGAGCAATGGAACAACGCAGGCTCAGAGAATAAAATTCAAATCTGGCACTTAGATGGAAACAACAATTCTATCAGATGGGGTCAAGGCGCAGCATTAACTAATTCATCCGATACTACGTTCTCATATGACGGCCAAGAATCAGGTGGACATTATGCTCGTATTGATATCCACGGCAACAACAATTCAATATCAGGATTTCAACAAAATGGTGGTGGAAGTAACTCAGGACATGTGTTTAACTCTTTAATCTGGAGTGATAATAATACTATGTGGTTACGACAACAGGGTGATGGTACAAAGACACTAAACATAACAACACGTAATGATGGCAATACTTTAGATGTTAGACAAAAGGGCAATAACGCCAATCACGCAGCCAGTATCGATTTAAGAGGTACATATCCAACTGATTTAACTTTATTTCAGAGAGGCGGAATAGATCAATCATATACTTTGATTCAAAATTGCCTAACGACAGGTGGCTGTAGTGTGAGTGTTATACAAGGTCAATGAACAGTTATCGGAGATTTATACGATACAAGTATGGTTTTCCTAGTTATCTTAAAGGAATGATCATAGATGTGTATGTTTAAGGTGACTGTACGTACGTGGTTTCAAACGGGCTAGGTGTACACACACATCATTCAGGGTGGGTAAGGGCATATATATGAAATATTTAACAAGTAAGTGGTTAGTTTTAATAGTTATTGGATTAGGCCTGTTTCTTAGAGTTTCGGACATATCATGGGTAGAACAGATCAAACTCATGGGATTCGATTCAAAGATTAAATCAATTCCAATACAAAAGTCTAAAGATGTAGTAATATATGAAATAGGAGAAGGCACCCTTGAAAAGTGGGGCCAATTTCCATTACCCAGACAATACTATGCTCAAATAATATCCGATCTCATTACAGCAAACGCTGAGATTAAAGCATTCACAATAACATTTCCTGAGGCCGATAGATTCGGTGGAGACGCTGCGTTCGAATCATGGATAAAAGATTCTGGCGTAGTCTTATCACAAAAGGCCGATCCAAGAGGAAGAACTGATGTTGCTCCATTTGTAGGCACAGCAATGAAAGGTTCTGGAGATCCTATGGATTTCTTACAAGAATACAATAAGATCCTTACTAACGTAGAAGTGATAGAACACTATGCGTGGGGTGTAGGTATATCTAATGTTTCGCCTGAGGTAGACGGATTAGTACGTAAGTTTCCATTAGTTGTACAGGTCAATAATCAAAGATACCCATCATTGTCAGTAGAGATCATTCGAGCTGAAAAGCAAACAAAGGGATATACTATTAATACGGATCCAGACTTAGGGGTAGTTGATCTATTTATTCCACCAAAGCTACATACAAAAACAAATTCAGATGGCACCGGATACATTAACTTTTCTATAGAACATGATAGGTATGAGGCAGGTGTTGATACCCTACCAGATCTAACTGGTAAGACTGTTATAATTGGAGTGTCGGCTCTTGGTATTGTTCCGGAGATACTAACTCCGTTAGGATTGAAATTTCCACACGAGATTCAAGCATCTGCGCTATCAACGATTCTTTCTGGTGATTCTATTATAAGGCCGTATTGGAGTGATCTGGTGGAATTAGTGGTAATCCTGATTGGTTCTCTTTTGATTCTGTTAGCGGCCTATCATTTCTCTGCTGTAGTCGGACTAGGCGTCGCCGCGACTGTTGCCTCATCTGTTGTTGCTTTCTCATCTTACCAGTGGACGAATTCAATGTATCTCCTTGATTGGACTTTTGCTATATGTTTATATATAATAATCTTTGCTCAAGCCAGCTTTAATAACTTTTGGATTCAGTTTAAACTAAGACAACAAATCAAAGGACAGTTTGGTACATATCTATCTCCTGACATGGTTAATATGTTAATCAAAGATCCGTCACTTATGAAGCTAGGTGGCGATAGAAAAGAAATGACATTCTTGTTCATGGACATATGTGGGTTTACTCCTATATCAGAGCACTATAAAAACAATGATGATCCTGAAGGATTAGTAGAATTGGTCAATGAATTTCTTGATGCTATGACAAAGATCATATTAGCAAATGGTGGAACTATTGACAAATACATGGGTGACTGTATAATGGCATTCTGGAATGCGCCATTACCGTGCGAAAATCATGCTGAAATGGCAGTCAAATCAGCAATAGAAATAGAGGCTAAAACAAATGAACTTAAAGACGTTTACAAGAAACGCGGCTTACCTGACATTAATGTTGGCACTGGTGTCAATACTGGAGATTGTATTGTTGGTAATATGGGCAGTGAATCCAGATTTGATTACTCCGTTATTGGAGATGCTGTTAACCTCGCTGCAAGACTGGAAGCTACAGCAGCTCGACACGAGTATATAGAGTATAAGACTATCATATCGTCATTTACTCGAGATCAACTTCCAGATGGATATAAGTGCGATGAGATAGGAAATATCAAAGTGAAAGGAAAGGATGAGCTTATAACCATATATTCACCAAAGTTATCCGCACTATAACTAAATAGTATTGTACACTGCCTAGCAAACGTAGTATAATATACACTTACTTAACTGATACGGAAAGGCTGAATATGAGAGAAATAACAATCACCACCCCCAAGCGGCAACTCACAGCCGCCGAAGCCATTGCGGAGTTCCGCACAGCACGCAAAGCAGGCGATGCGCGCAGAGCGCAGCAGCAGAAGAAAGCAGAACATGTGTACACCCAACCCGCGATGTTCCCTGGCTGGGACGCAGCGGCAGCGAGGGACGCATAAGATGGATTATATATCAGTAAAACGTATCGATCCTGTTCCAGGTAACTCGTTTACACCAGATTGGTCTAACACAACAAATTGTGCTATGACTAC